TAGAAATTCCAACTCCTATTGGAAAACTACCAATTATACCTTGTTTACATAATTCAATAATGGTGGAAAACCCAAGTCATATGTCTAGAGTATATCTAGTTCAATGGTATCGGGATTTACTAACTATGGGTGAAAGAGAAGTAGGTGCAGAAGATAAACAAAAATTGATTGATGTTATCATGAATGAATTAGAAACTATTGCATCTCAAGATGATATTTGGTTGGATTGGGATGCACCTAAGACAAGAAGATATGTGGCAGGTATTGTGAACAAAGGATACCATGCTCCGGGTTGCACTACTGTTCTTATTCCACAGGGATATTGCCCCGGTAAATGTTGGAGGTTCTACGAATGACTAGATTAGTAATTGATAGTAGAGAACATTCTGATTTGACAGAACATGTTGTTAAGAAAGCATCAGAATATAATATCAAAATGCAGAAAGAATGGTTAGAAGTTGGAGACTATGTTTTCGGTGATGTTTGTTTTGAAGCAAAGTCATCCTTTGATTTCTTACAATCTGTGACTAATAAGAGACTATGGAATCAACTAGATAACATGGATAGAAACTATCCAAATAATCTAGTAATTGTCTATGGGTCATTTGATGCTGCTTTCAGACAAAATGTAAAACATAACAAATCCAATATTAACAGACGAACATTGCGCGTAATGCTCAAGAAGAAATTTTACGGTGCAATGGGAAAGATTATTCTAGATACAGATTGTTCATTGCTTTGGTTCAAAGATGCACAAACTGCGGCTGAAATGATTTGTGTTGTATGTAAAATGCAACCACATGACAGACCTATTCATACTCCTAGAATAATTAAACAGAAAACAATAACAACTACTGACTTGAGAGTAGATGTTCTAATGACAATCAAGGGAATCAGCGAAAAGAAAGCCAAGATACTATTGGATGAGTTCGGTTCCTTAATGGAAATTGGTGAAGCACTCCCATCAGAAATAGAAATGTTAGATGGTTTTGGTAATGTATTAGCCAATCGAATAATTGATACTCTAAATTCAGAGGATAAAATAGTGATATAAATGAAAGATAAGAATGAATTAAATGTAAGTGAAGATGAAATAGAGAGGCTGTATTATGAAGCCTTACAAGAAAGAGAATCCCTTCCGGCTAGAAGGGAAAACAAACTACCAAAGGTGGTAGAAGAATATACAAATGACGCAACAAAGGTTTCCATGTATAATGGAATACCTGCGGCAATTACCTTTTTTAATCTGCTAGGGCAACTATGCAAAGACATGGTTGCTGTTCCCGGTGGCCCTAGAAGAGATGACACTAGAGTTCATTTTCTATGGATGCAAACATCAGGTTTTGGTAAATCTGAATTGTGGAATTTTTATGGCCCTATTTGTAAATATGTCTTTGATGAATTAAATGAAAAATATCCATTATCAATAGAAGGGTTTCCATTGACTAAGGAGGATGCTTGGGAATCTTACTTTACTACATGTGAAGCCGCAGATATTAACGATGCCGGATTAGTAGGTTCTATGACTATGGTTGATGAAGTAGTTGAAGACGATGATGGCAGACCTAGCACAATCAAGGTTCCTGAACAGATATGGGGTGAACTAGAAGGAGATGGTATAGTTGCATATGACGAATTTGAGTATTCAGGTGTGTTCAAGCAATCACAACACAAAGAAAATACTGTGATGTATTTCAATAAAATGATAAACAGTAAGTGGGGTTCATCTTGGATTATCCCTAAGCGATTATTGAATGGAGGAATGATGGAATGCAGAAGCCAACGAAGTTTGTATGCTACCACATATATTCCAACTACTCTTGCTAAGTTGATTGCCGAAAAAGGAATCATGCAGAGATGTTTGATTTTCATATTTGAAGTTCCAATTTCTCTTCAAGATGAAATGAGAGACAAATGGATAGATGCGGTTGGAACTATCGAAAATAGAGATTTACCAATAGTCAAACATGGCAATGAATTTGTGAAAATTTATGATGCGTTGAAAGAACATTACGAAGAAAATGGTTCAAACCCTGAAACAACAATTAAGTTCGGTAAGGGATTTAATGATGCATTGAAGAATGAAGCATGGAAAATGCGTAATCATATTACAAATACTAGACCCGCAGTTATGGATATTGCGAGTAATTTCATTACTAGAATGCTAGGAACAATGACTAGAATATCAGTTCTATGTTGTATTGCAGAATCAGCATATATGAAAGACAAGAGTAAACGGTATATTGTGACTGCTAGACATGTAAATCAAGCATCTAGTTTAACCCGACAATGCTATAAATCGCTTGTATCGTGGCTTGACATAGCACTAAGGGCTGAAAAGGCTACTCTTGAAGAGAAAAGCAAAACGAATGATTTCATTACAGCATACAATTCATTATTAGAAAAGGGAGGAACTGTAAACAGACAACCACTAGTAATAGAGGGAGAATGGATTCACAAGGCTACTTTGCTAAATCAAGTGAAAAATTCAACGGGAAGAGGACAGGCTACAATCTACCGCTACTGGAAAAAAGGAATTGAAAAGTTGTTTGACACAAGAAAGATGGGGTCAGGACAACCATATGTTAGATTAAAGAAAGAGGAATAGAAAATGACAAGAATAGAAAATGAACACCAATATTTAGTGTTTGATGTTGCAGAAGGCCCAAAGGTAATCATAGAATCATTGAATACCTATGGTAAGGAAGGATGGGAGTTGGCTACCATGATTAATGTTGGTGCAGACAAACTAGTAGCGTTTATCGTTAGAAGTAATGCTACTGAGGCTCCTGACCCTGAAAAGTCTAAGACAGAGAAAATATCTAAACTTTGGTCTAGTGATGAAGAATGAGCGTTTTAGCCTTAGACTTGGAAACTAAGAATTACTCTTATGAGATAGGCGGGTGGGGTAATACCCACATGTTTCAAGTATCTACAATCTGTACTTGGGATGGAGATGTAGGAACAATCTACATTGACAAACAAGTAGATGATTTGGCTAAGGGTAATGTGACCGTTAAACCTATTTCACAATTGAAGTATGATTTAGATGACCACTTTCAAAAGGGTGGAAAACTACTAGGACATAACATAGTCAATTTCGATTTAGCAGTATTGAAGAATGCATTAGACATTTATTGCATTAAGAAATATCTAGATGAAAAAGCATACATAGATACAAGTAGAATTCTAAATAAAGAGTATGGAGAGAGATTTACCCTATCTAATTTAGTTCAACATACTTTGGGTTCTGATAAAATAATGACTAGTGAAGAAGCACCTTTGGTATGGAAATCAGGGGGATATACTCAAGTAGCAGAGTATTGTCTCAAAGACTGTCAATTAGTGTATGACTTGTGGAAACACGGACAAGAAAATAAGTCGGTAAAGGGATATTCTATTGAGAATGAAGTGGAAAAAATATTGGAGGTTGAGTGGTAAATGCTAACTTGGACTGAAGTTGTTGTTTGGCTTTTCTTTATTGTAGTCGTTTCCCTGCTATTCTTCGCTGCTTTTGGTAGTAGTAAGTATGATGAGAATACTATAGAAGAATACATGGATAATTTGATTGCAGAAGAAAGGGCGCGAAACAATGGCCCTACATGAATTATGCAAATTTTGCAATATGAAAACAATACCTAGACGCATCAAAGGCGTCTATGTTGGCTCTACAATTGAAATTTTTATTTGGCAATGTAGAGAATGTAATGCCTTATGGTCGGAAAATTAATTCCGGCCATAGGGCCAACTTTTTTTTTGGCTTCCCATAAAGTTGCATATTGCATTTTAATGGCGAATTCATTTTCAATTAAACTATTGGAGCAATCCTATTCAATTAAACTAATCGCGTTTAGCATGAGTAAGCGAGGTTCTGGGGGTTTATGAACTTCTCAAAGTCGGTGTTTTCGACATTTGAGTTTCTGGTGTCCCTCCTTTCTAATCATCTTTTCATTAGTTTAATGAAAAATAACAAATACTAGGTGGTGCAAAAAGTAAACTGTTGATGGCGAGGGGGATGGGAAGAGATTTCTCAGGACAGTAAGAAAGGTGGTAAAACAGCAAAGGAAAAACACCCTGATTGGGATTGGGATTATTGGGAGGCTCAAATTGAAGCCTATCAGAAGGCTCTTAGAAAACCAATATGGAGAGACTATCTAGAAACTCAACGCAAATTAGTGGATAAAGTATACGACTTTTTTTGGGAAGAAGATGAAAATGAATGAAGATGAATATGGAATAACATTGGAAGTTAATCCAAGATTGGAAAGAATTCTAAGATTTATAGGTGTTTTAGTTTAACTAAGAATCCACCGATTCAGTAAATCCTTCTTGTTCTTTTAAATGTAAGTAACATTGTTTCAATAAATTGTATTGTGTTTTACTATTACCTATATTTAGTGTGGTTGTGAAACCCTTTCCTCCAAAGGGTTGTTCTCCCGCTTCTTTCGCTTCTTCGTTCTTGTAGAATTTAACTGTGTATTCTACATTAACTCCATCATCATTTTCCATGTTATCAAAAGATGCTCTCGCAATCTTTGCATATACATTGGGGATTATTACCCCTAATCTTTCTTCTTCATAATCTAATTCTAGTGCCATTTTAGTTCACCATCCATTCAGGTTTTGTTGGTATGTTATCATACGCTTCCTGTGGAGTTTCATAATCTTGT